CCCGGCCGCGCGACGGGCCAGTGCGGTGAGCGCCATGATGCCGCCCTCGCCCTGGTTGTCGGCGCGCAGCACGAACATCATGTATTTGATCGACACGACCCAGATCAGCGACCAGAAGATCAACGACAGAATGCCCAGCACGCCGTCGTGGTTGACCGGTACGCCGTAACCGCCGGAAAACACTTCTTTGAGGGTGTACAACGGGCTCGTGCCGATGTCGCCGTAAACTACCCCGACCGCCGCGACCAGCATGCTCAGCGGCTTGGAGGCCGAACCCTCGGCGCCTGCCGCATGACTACTTGCCTGACCCATCCAACACTCCTGATTTTAGAACCGGCTTCTTTGAATGAAGCACTATGCTTTGTGGTGCAGCATGCGCTGTTTTACCTGTTGTTACAGACGTTTTGTTGACTGTAAAAAATTGGTAAAGCTCAACGGCGCGAAGCATAGCGCAGCACTCGTCGTATTTCCCTGCATAAAGCTGGTCAAGTGCGTTGCTCGCCGCTAGAATTGCGCACTTTTTGATCAGAGGCGCGCCCTAAGCGCCCGTCCGTCGGCTTTCGCACCCAGAAAGCGATGTCACAAAATACCGAGGTTAGACATGTCCACCACTCCTGCGCCGGCCAATCCAAAGGTTGGCTTTGTATCTCTGGGTTGCCCTTAGGATACCGAAAATACACACCGCAATCGCTTGAGCTGGAAGCCGAAAAGCTTCAAAGCAACTGGGCCCTCCAGTAGCGCTCCTTTCGCGCCCGTAGTAGCTTGTAGGCATCCCTAGCCATGGACAGCGTTTCACCTAAATGGATAACCACAAAAAATTATTGGAATCCCAAATTTTTAGAGCGGCGCTCTTCACTCCTGTAGTCATTGGAGCAGCTTTATTATGCGTGACGGCCTACTTCAACTCTAATTATTCCGCATGCTTTTCCTCCGACTGTATAAACAACTTCTTCACTCTTTATAAATTCCCATTATCAATCATGGGTATTGGAGTACCACTGAGTGCGATTGCTGCAGCAATCCACCGATCTGAAGAAACATCATTACAGATACGGACATCCCAACACCAACTTGACGAAACATTGAAACAGAATAAATTCAACAACTACATAAAACACAAAGAAGAATTTCTCGAACTACTCGAGAAGATAGAAGTACTTTGCAACTGCAAATTCAGCGACCCACTTCAGCTCTACAAGCAAATCTTCCCAAAAAACAGTTACCACAATGTTAGTTTCATTGCTCACTGCAAGGATGACTCAGATCATATTCCGAATACATTCCTAACAGAATTAAAAAGCGAATTATGGGATTTCGTGAACATCCTTTACAATGAGAAATCCGACAGTAGTGAATATACGGATGCCATTTTCACAATTCACAATATAACGACAACTTTGAAGCTAAGCAGGAGTCCTGATACATATTCCACAGGAAGCAAAATACTTATCTGGCCGGATAATTTCGCTTCAACTTCGTTCGACCATATAAAACACATCATTCGAAGCTTTACTTCTTTTTCCTCCTACGAAGAGCCAAGCAATGAAAAGCGTGATAATGCTCTGAGACTTATGAGAAGGGAAGGGTCCGGTCACGTCAGGCAACATAATCTACTCGGAATCGATAACCTCTCGTCTGGGATAGATGATTTTCTATTCGACTAACTATCAGTCCATTGCTGGATAACAGACTACCATGCTAAAGCCCCGCTCTTTTGCGTCCATTCCGAAAATTGAAATCATCAAAAACGGTGTCCGCTGGGAGGTTCACTGGGATTACCAAGAGGCTCCCGAAAGTTCGATCCTGTTCCAGCGCGGCGAATATCTACGCGGCTATATCGACGGCACCATGGATAGCCTGGGAATTCATCCCGACAATGTGTGCTGTGCCAGCGGGCAAACCGGGACCGTCAAGAAGCTGAACGAAGACCAGGCTGTGAGGTTGCGTGATGCTTTGAACCGCGTGCTAATCCCGATCGTGACTAAGGAATTCACTCGCCTTCAGAACATGAACAACCTTCCTCACCTTCGAATGATTGACGCTCAAGAGGCGTGAAATCCTTAGAAATGCTGCGGTCCACCTACAAGCCTTGCCCCGCTTGGCTTGTAGAGAATTTTCCCTCCCCCGCATACAGCAGATACGTGCCTGAGAAATAACGTGCGCGTTTTGGAAAATACACAGAAATCCACGTTTTAAAAGTTGCCGTCCAATGAAACCGGGCACTCCAGCGCTTGGCCCTCCGTGTGCGCCGTTCGCGTAGCTGTGCAACCGCACTGCATTTCCCTTCAAAACTTTGCATTCTGTGAAATGGCCGATCACCTGCAGAGCCCCACGGCCCGCTTGGGCTGCAGGTTCGTTTGCACTACATCTGGATTTGCACAAAAAACGGACGCAAAGCCCGTCGGCGGGAGGGGGATAAGTGCTTTTTCAGGAGATTTTTTCTTTGCTGCAGGATTTTTCAGGGGACGATCATCTACAGGCATTGGAACAGTCGCGCACCCTTTCCAGTGATCGCCATTCGCCGTCAGTCGCTCCGTTGATGTAGAAGAGTGCGCCTACCGATATACTGTTTGTATATACAGCATCCCGACAAGGCAAGCGTGGCCGATGAGCTTAGAATCTGTTGGAAACCTAACCAGAGAAGCTCCCGCGATGGCGCGGTGGCGGATCATGTTGAGTGATCAGGCGTCGTTGCTCGCAATGCCTGGCGCCCATCACAAAGCGTTGCTCAGGCAAGCGCATGCGCTGCACCAGGGCCTAGTGATTGACGCTGACGAGCTTGGCGACTTGCTTGAGCTAGCGGACGCGGCGCTGGCCTACGCGGTTGAGTCGTTACTTGACCTCGACGCTGACGAGTAGGGGGAGCCATGCACGTACTGGTCACGCCTATGCGCCTACGTGGTGTCGCGCTAGATCCGAAGGAGCGGCGCCGCTACCCGGCGATCCGGGGCAACGTAATGGTGAACTCTAATGTCTGTCACGAATTAGGCCGTGCAACCAACGTCGCCCGCGTTGAGGTCGGAATGCCCCTTGATTCTGATCCACTGCCCCCCTTGCTCGATGCCACCTTAGCTGGAATGGCTGTGACTGGATTTGTTCTGAGCGGAATCGAGTACATTGATGGTTGTGCGTATGCTCAGTCCTGGTGGTGCCGACAAGAATGAAAGAATGTTAGTGCAACTCTTAGGACTTTGAGTCAATCTCACCAGAGCTTATCTAACGAAGGGATGATGTTATGGGCAAGGTATCGTCTGGTGGGGTTACTGAATCTGAACGGCTGTTAGCGCAGTTCTGCCAAAAATCTTTTTTGAAACTTTGGACTTATCCCAATCCTTACAAAGACGATGGCAAGGAATTTTGTGATTCGATAGCCGTGTTTGGAAATGATGTCTTTGTTTTTTTTGATAGGCGGAGTGAGTTACCAATAAGCAAAGATAAAGATCCTCTCGTACTATGGAACAGATGGAAGAAAAATGTCATTGATAAGCAGATCGTTACCGCTCACGGAGCGGAACGTTACTTAAAGGCTGGCCGCCCGCTATATCTAGATGGAAAGAAAACAGATGCATTCCCTTTAAATATCGACCCTAAAAAATCTGTAATACATAAAATCATTGTCGCTCACGGCGCCAAAGAGGCGTGTTTGCACTCTTCCCCTGACAATATATATGGCAGTTTGGGAATCTCTTATACTGAAACAGATGGAAATAAAATTTCTGCATTAGAAGCAGACCATCCATTTACCTTAATACTAGATAAAAAATCGCCAGTTCACATCCTTGATAGTCACAACTTGTCCATAATTCTTGGTGAATTAGATACTGTTACGGATTTTGTAAATTATCTGAACGAAAAGACAAGAGCAATCGCCCACCTAGACATATTAACTTACTGCGGCGAGGAAGATTTGCTTGCAAATTACTACAAGAATTATGACAAAAAGCAAAGGCGGCACTACATTGGCACGAATGATAAGAAAATTAATGGAATCATGCTTGATCAGGGTGAGTGGAGAGACTTTATAGAGTCAGAAACCTACTCAGCAACTAAAAGCGCCAACCAAATATCCTATATGTGGGACGAGCTTATACAGAAAACTTGTCAGAACTCTATTGACGGAACAATAGGGGGAAATGCCGATTTGTCGCGGGGGCCGAGCGCCATTTATGAGATGGTAAAGGAACCGAGATTTATGCGACGAGAGCTTGCAGACGGAATGATGGAAGCTATTGAAAAATTTCCTAATACAACCGTTGCGGCTCGACAAGTCAGATTAATGCCTTCGATCGATCCAAAATCAGCGTATGTATTTTTGCAACTTAAGTTAACAAAGGATATGGAGAGCGCCCCCGATGTGCGTATAAGACGCCAGACTGTACTGGAGATAGCATGCGGAGCTGCTAAGAACAAATTCAAAAACTTCGAGAAAATTGTAGGCATTGGGATGGAGCCGCCGAAATACTCGGAAAACGTTGCTGAAGATTTTATTCTTATGCCATGCGAAAACTGGCCGAAAGAATATCAAGAACATTACAAATCTCTTAACGTAGGCTGGAACTTTTTTGAAACCAAATCACTAACGAAGCGGGAAATTACCGTTAGTGAATTTGTGCAACCCAAAGCAAAGAATCAGGGAAAAATCGGACGGAATGAGCCGTGCCCTTGTGGCTCAGAAAAAAAATATAAAAAATGCTGTGACAGACAGCAGGTAAAACAATCTTAGACACAACCACTAGAAGCCAAAAGACTTATGAAAAATAAAGCAACAGACAAATTAGAAATCATAAAAAAACACCATTATGTCTGGGCTCATTATCTACGGCAGTGGTCCAACGGTGACGACATTTGGTATATCAGCAGCAAAGGCGGAAATATTCGCTGTGACAGCGTTTATGGACGTTCACAAGATTTACACTTCTATAAAGTAACCCCTCTTGACGAAAATGACGTCAAGTTTATCGAACGGCTTCCCACTTCAGATTCACTGATAGTGAAAAAATTTCACACTTCCCAGCTAGAGTATTTTAGAAAGATCTCAATGCTTATTAATACTCCTGCAACGCTGAAGGCGATCGCCTCAGAAGAAGATTTAGAAGAACTGAAAAAAATATCAGAGTGGGCGTCCAACAACTCTCTTGAAAAAACCTATACCGCGATAGAATTATTGGCTCGCCCGATAATGGACGAGCTGTGGAAAGGGGATGTGAGCTGCCTCAATATACGATCCAACATGGTCGCTTTCTGTAATTACCTAGCTCATCAGCTTGCAAGAACAAGAAAAATGCGCGACCGATCATTTGAGTTGATGAATAAGGTTAATCAAGACAATGAGCTATGGATAGAGCATATAAAACTATTCGAGAAGAATTGGTGGTTTATAGCCTATAAGATGGGCATCAATTTAGGATTCGGCCTCGAACAAAGCGCCGACACTACAAACCATATACTTATTAGAAATACAACAAGCATTGATTTTATAACTAGCGACCACCCTGTTATCAATATTCACCAATGCACCCAAAATGCAACCCCCGGAAAGGTGGTAGACAAACTAGACCTCTACTATCCTCTATCGCCAAAGCTTGCGTTCATGATGAATGACTCAGAGCATTACAATCACCTCAGGCATTTTGTGAATGAAGAGGATGTAATAAGTCTGAACCGCTTAATGGCAGACCGGTCGCATAAAAACATTTATGGTTCATCAGAACAGGCATTGAAAGATGTCAGAAAATCATACCGAAACCTTAAAGCGTAATTGGTTCAAGCTGTGCAGAAAGCGTTGATGCAGTTCCGGCGTTAGCTGTAAATGCAGCAGCATTTCCAGGCGGCGGGCTCGCACCATGAACGTGTGTCGCGATTTCGGTATTCATTTGCTCAAGCAACTCGAGCATTTCGCATGCGATTCTAAAAATGTTGACACCTTCAGAACCTACCCAGCTTTTCGGCGCTTGCATCCGTTGACTCACCCCGGCCATGCTGAGGCGCAAGCCTTCAATCCGTTCCCGCATATCGCCGCCTACCGTGGTGTTGTGCTTCTGACCCACCACTACGTTCAAATCACGACCGGTCGCTTGGTGCAGGTCATCGACCGCCGCCAGACTTGCAGACCCACCGGACAGCAACTTGAGCGCGCCCAGCGCCTCAATCTTCTTGATGCCGCCCACTGACTCGGTCGAATGGTCGTCGACTATCCTGGTGTGGGTCTGGAAACTCTCGGTGTTGTCCAGGGCTTCGACCTCGCGCTCGATCGCCTTGTCCTGGATCTTCCCATCGGTCTGGCGCAGCCAGTTGCCATCGGCATCAACGCGCTGCTGGCAGGCTTCGCTGTGCTGCCACACCTGGTCGCCCTTCGGCACCCGGGGCAGGCTCAGACCGTGCGGCAGGATCTGCGTGATAAACGGCTTGTGTGGCAGGCCGTAGGCGAAGCTGATCACGACGGTGGTGCCCTCCTCCGGAAAGCCAAACATCCCCGCTTCTTGTCCGCCCATCGGCGCCGGCAATGGCAGGCCTTCGAGGATCGGCAGATCCGGATCAGGCTCGCCATCAGCCAGCAGCACCTCGACGTCGACGCCAAAGCGCGGCCGGAAGTCGTCACACAGCTCGGGCGCCGCCGGCGCATCCGGTACCGCAACCACGCGGCCAAAGCGCGGCAGGTGGTAACCGCCGCTCAATTCGGGAAATTGGCGCGCTACGCTGCGCTTTATTGCGTCGTCCATTTGATCGCCATTTGGTTGCCGGCAAGCGTCACACTGGTGATCCGTTCGCCCTGGTTGATGGTTGCGCCTGGTCGAAGCCCCGGAAGGGGCGCGATCATCGCGCTTTGATTGCCCTGGTAGCCGTCGAACAGTTCGACCGGCAGCTGCAGCGCAGCGCGGGTACCGAAAAAGCTGTCGGCCCAACTGCCCACAAACACTTCGCCGTCGCCCTGCTGCTGCCAGATGAAGTCGGGGATGTTGAAGACGTTGGCCAGACTGTCCATCGCCAAATAGCCCGCCGCCAGGCTATAGAAATACGGTGCTTTGACCTTGGCATAAGCCTTGTCGGGAACCCGAAAGCCCAGCCCGGTTTTCTCGCTGATCTCGGCCAGCACCGCCTGCAGGTCGACGTGACGCAGGTTCAGCGGCAACGGGTTGGCCAGGATCGAGGACAACTCGCGGCAAGCCACCATCTGCTGGGTGCTGTTGGCGGCGGTCGACCGTTCGACGTAGCCAAGGAAGTGACGCTGCAGCGTGCGCTCGTTGTAGCCGATATCCAGCGTCACCAGACCTTTCAACGATTCGCCGGCCTGCACCGTGAACGTCGCACGGCCAGGGCTCTTGATGTCCAGACGCACTTCGTCCTTGATCAGCGGGTAGACCTGGCCGGCGATCGTCAAAACCTTATGCAGTTTCATGTTTTCGGCGCCAGGTAGTCGTCCAGCTTCTTGAGGGTCTTTTCAAAGCCGCTCAGTTCTTGGACCTCGCCTCCAGTACCACCACCGGCTGCGGCGCCGCCGACCGCCTGGCCGGGTGCTGATTGCGCGCTGACGCCGTTCGCTGCCCGTCGCTGTTCAACCTTCTCGGGATTCGAGGCTTTTTCCGACAGTGTGAACTGGACCAGCCAAGCGGCCAGCGTGTCGTCTTCCCGGGCGCTGACACCGTCCGAAAACTGCACCTCACGGATGCCGAACGCGGCGGCGGTATCGTTGACGATCCGATACATCTTGAGCTGGCCACCGCCGGCCGTGGCCTCGGCCAAGCGCATGATCGTGCGCATCTGCACCGCATCGACGAAGGGAATCATCAGCGACACCGCTAGGGTTTTCGGCTTGAAGCCCTTGTGGGCAGTCTCGGTGTTGCTGGTTTGGCCAGACAGGTCATCGGCTTCGATGCGCAGGTTGGCGGTGATCTTCATCCGTTTGCCCAGGACCTGCTCGCCGTCGAGTAATAGCGTCATAGGCCGACCAACTCCCGCACGAAGCTCAAGCCTTCCAGCGACCCCACCAGCAGCACGCCTGCAGACAGCACCCACTCATGACCCGGGGCTTCGCCATCGAGCAGCGATCGGCGCAGCTCGTTGACATCACCAGGACCGATCAGGCGCGCGCGCATGCTGGTGTCAGCGGATCCGCCGGCCACCAAAGCCTTGAGGTCGTTCAGTTGCTGATCGCGGCCCTGCTGCTGAGCGGCCTTGCGCATGGCCAGCGCGGCCAGATCGCCCATCGGCGAGCTATCGGCCGCGTAGCTCTCCAGCACCGCCAGTTGGCCGGACATCGATCGCTTCGCGGCCTTGACCAACGTGCAGCGCTCGAGCGGCAGCGATTGCCAACGCGGCAATGGGCCAGAACTCGGGATCTCCCACTTGTCCGTCTCCAGCGTCGACAGGTGTCCGGCACGACGTTCGGTGCGCACCAGGTCAGGAATCGGCAGCAAAGCGTTGAAACGCGACAGTGTGCTGGCCAGTTGGTCGTAGTTCGTGCCCAGGAACAACACTGACAGCGCGTACTGTGGCCCGGCCGGGCGTCCGAAATCAGTGCCGTCGATCAATTTGCTCGCCAATTGCTGCAGCAGATTCGGCGCAGACAGAAAACGCTGGTTGCCGCGTCCCTGGCCAATGCCGCTCTGGAACGGCGTCACCACCAAGCACGCCGGCGCCTCGCCCATCTGCCCCGCCATCGCGGCACGGCCGGCGGCGATTGCATCTTTTGCGGCGTCACCGACCGGCCCCGGGTTGGTACTGGTCAAACCGTCAAGGCTCGCCAAGCGTAACGCGGTGCTGGCCAGCTCACCGCGAGCCAGATCCTTGGCCGCGCCCAATCCATCCATCCATTGCGTGGCCTGCTCAGGCCAACGCATGGTCACCGGTGCCCAATTCATGGCTGCACGCCCTCCCAGCTCACTGCCTCGAGGCCGGCCAGATCACCGGCCGCCAGCGCCTGATCCAGCTGCTGTTTCAGTTCGTTGGCCTTCTGCAGCAACTGCAACTTGAACACGGTGAAGTCGTCACTGACCTGGCGTAGCTGCGCCCGGGTATGAACGCGAAAAGCTTTGGAACCCTGTTCGTCGCTGCACGGATACGCACTGTCGACGTCCAACAACACAACACCGGTCAGATTGAGCTGATCCTCCAGCTGGCTGCTGTAAACGTATCGAGCGCCCAAGGCAGCCGAGTCAAACCCCGAGGTGATTTCAAGTTCGCACGCCGTATTGATCGCGGCGAACAGCGCGGTATGACGCTCTACCAGGTGCGCGCCGGCATCGAGCTGCGGCGGGTCAATCAAGATAGGCAAACCGTCAAGATCATGGCCGCGCACTTTCTGCGGAGCAGGATTGGCGATCACTTGCAAATAGCGCTCGTCGCTAATGGGCTTCGCATCAGCGGGCATCGTGGTGTGAATAGACGACAGGTACGTGGTGCCGGTGCTTGCACTGTAAAAACGTTGCATGGTGATGTTCCTCAGTGCCCGATCAAAAAGAAAATAACCCCGACGGTGGCCACGTTGCTGGCCACTTCGTTGTTGTTCATGTAGCCAATCCAATCAATGGCGTTATTTCCCAAGTACGTGTAACTCGTGTCGACAGTGACGTAGCCACCCGAACCCGTCGCCAGATTGATTTTTGACGCCGCTAGGCAGGCATTTGGAAATGCCATTGGATACGGCGACCGGGAGTAACCAGAACCAAGGTTGTTGCTGTTCGAGGTGTACATCCATTGGATGATTGCGCCTCCGAGCCACGTCGGGAACACGATGTAGCCATTGGGTGCCAAGCTGATGGAAAAGCCCAGGCGCAGCTTTTTCGGGGTGATAAATGTTGTGTCATCGGTCCCCGCATTGGTTTGAGTTTGCGTGGCGACCTTGGCAATACCCTTCACCGTTTCGGTGGCTTGCACCAACTTTCCCACCACGAAATCAATGGCGAATTTCACCGCTTTGGTGGTCGCCAGAATGACACTGCTGTCCGTCTCCGGATCGTCGCTTTTGGCATTGGGCAGATTCCCCAGCCCGACGTCCTCCTTGGTGGTCGATCGGGCACGCAGGTGTGCGTAGTCGCCGTTACGAGCGGCAAAGTAAGTCACCAATGGCCCGCCGATCGCCTCGACAGATCGGCGATCGATCACGGTGTTGGAATTGGTCAGCTCGGCGAGCGCGACGCAGTAATGACGCACGCCGGCGCTGTCGGTGTAATCGGATTTATCAGCGCCGAACACCACCTGCCAGCTGGCGACGACGTCGCTCAATTCGCGCTGCAGGGCGACGTCGAGCCAGGCTGTGGTCGGGAATGACGGCGGCACGATGGGCAACACCGCCGAGCGCTCCAGGCGGATGCCCTCGACGTAAGCGGTACCGGGTTTAACCTGGTAGACGCTGCCGATTTTTTCCACCTGCAGCGAGCTGCCGAAAAAGCACGACCGCCCGAAGACGTCGCGGTTGCTCAATCGCTCGCGCTCATCGATGCCGGCCAGGCGCACGGTAAAGTCGTGCTGCCAAGTGCTGGCATCGATGGTGATGCCGGTCAGCGCCTGGGCGCCGTCGAAGGCCACCAGAAAGTTGCGCGTGAGGTTGTTGCCGACCTGCAACGGCGGGATGTTACGGCGCTTGATCTGCAGCGGTACGTAGGCCACGGCAAATAGCACACCCTCGGCCGTCTCCAGGCCGATCCAGTTGAAATCCCAGTCACCAATGTCAGAGCCGATCTGCGAGCTGTACACGACCTGGTTGGGATTCACATAGCCGGCGTTGTCGTCCGGGATGTCGTAGACGTGGACGATTTGCTCGGCAGCAGGTTTGGGTGCTGCGCGATCGACCGGGCCATTTGGGTCAAGCCCTGGAACGTTCGCAAAAATGAACCGCGACACATCAAGTCCGAGTTTTGCGGCGTGTTTCTGCGCAATCAGGCTTTCGCCCGCAAGGGTAATGCTGGCTCCCATGAGGGCTCCTAAAGGCTTGCAACCAGCGTTTGCTGGTCATCGTTGAAGTCGACCACGGCGATGCGGAACGGCACCGGGGTAATGGTCACAAAGTCATAACGGCGGCACGTGCGCCCGTACTGTTGAATCAGCACACGCAGCAGCTCGGGGTTTTGCGACAGTTGGGTGTCAGAGAAACGCAGCAGCACCACGTCCCAATCTCGGTCGGGCATGCGCTCCTCGATCTCGACGTAACCGACACCGAGGCGCTGCAGAATGCGTTTCATGCCGGCGGTGCTGCCGGCGTCCACCGCGTTGATAAAGGCGTACTTCACACGCAGGCGGTAAAGGGTCTCGGGTTCACCCTTGAAGCGGGTGATATCGCGCTGCCAGGCCAGCAGATCGAGAACAGTCAGGTGGCAGGTATCAGCATCCATCTGCAGCAAGGGCCAGCGCAGCCAGCCCTCGACCTTTTCCCACCAGCCCTGGGCAGCGTCCTTGAGCTTGGTCAGCTCTGTACCGGCCAGCCAGAATTTCAGATCGAGCTTAATCATTGCTCAGCACCTGCAGGCTCTGAATCCGGGGGATGTTCAGCTCCGAGAGGATGTCGTCGTTGTCGAAGTGCAGCGACTCGATGCCGGGGAACTGCTGGTGCAACTCTTCACCCAAGCGGCTGAAGGAAAAGCGCGACTGTGGATAAGTCAGCGTCGGCTGGTAGTCGCCCGTCGTGCTCTCACGAAAGGCTGCACGGATAAACAAGGCCGTTTCGTCCTGCAGGGTTTGACGCTGGGCAGCGGTCAAGGTCGAGCGCGGCCAGAGCGTCACGCGCAGGTCGTGCTGGGTTTCGGGCATGACCATCACCAGCAGGTCGTCGCCGTGACCATGGTTGCCCTGGTCGCGGATATGGGCGTTGATTTGCGCCAGGTACGTTGCCGCCGGCACGTCCGCATCGAACAACACGAAGGCATTGGCACTGCCAGGTCCACGCGGGGCGCCGTGTTCGAAATACACGCCGTCCGGACGCACGCCCGGGAAGGCGGAAATCATCGCCCGGTACACCGCGTCGGTGTGCCACTGGTTCACTGCCGAGAATTGGTTGCGCACCCGCAGACGCAGCTCGTCGTTGGGCTCCCGATCGGCCCCGGGCGTGGTCAACCAGCCGTCCGCGTTGGCGACCTGGGCAATGCCGGGAATCGGTACCGGCAACACGGCGTAGTAACCAGGCGCCAAGTTGAAACCACTACCGACGTCGACCGCTTCAACCGGTACCAGCGACTGCATCACGCCATCGGTAAAGGTCCCGATCGCTGTGGTCACGAGTTGGTAAACGTGGCCATTGATCGCGGCCGACTGCACGACCGTGCCCTTTGCGACCTCGAGGGCGCCGCCGGGGGCCACGCGGGTGAACAGCAGAAAACCTGTGGCCTTGGTTGCGCCCTTGCGTTCAACGTTCACGCCCCAGGCCAGCATGTCGAGCCAGGCATCCACGGCGGTTTTGACGAAGAAGTTCGGCAGTACGGTGCTGATCAAAAAGTCCAGAATCCACATCACCGGCTTGGTCACCAACGCGGTGACCACCCGCCAGAACGGCGACCAGGTGCTGGTGTTGCTCAGTTTGCTGCCCTGGGCGATCACTTCGGCTTCCCACGCCTGGCGCAGGCCGGCCTCAGTGGTCGGAATGCCGGCATCGGACAGGGCCTGTTTGAAATCCACGTCACTCACAACATCACCTCGATACTGCCGAATTTCAGGGTTGTGGCCGTCACCAGGAACTGCCCAGGCTCAAGCTGGGTAATCAGTGCCGTACCCGGTACGAGGCGTTCGTCCGCCTCGACCAGCAGCTCCAGTTGCTGAATGCAGTCGCGCTGTTTCAGGCGGTTGCGCTCGGCCACCAACGTCACCAGCAGGCCGCTATCGCGGATCATGTGAGCGATGTCCTGAGCGATGCTGGCCCGGTCATCGATCAGCTCGGGCTGGCGGGACGGATCGAGCACCAGGTCGTTGTCATGGATCAGCAGGTCGATGTATTCGCTCATCCCGGTACCGCCATGTTCACCATGTTTTCCATCTCCAGCTGAGTCATAGGCTTGCTGTTGTGGATCTCGACTTTCTCCACGTGCATGCCTTTGTTCTGGCTGCTGTTGTTGTTCTGAATGCTGGTCAGCAGGCCACCCGGCGGCACTACGTTAGGTCGCGCTGGCGACAGGCTTGGAATGGCTGCGTTGATGGTCTGCTGGGCTTTTTGCGCAGCTGCAGAGGCATCCACGTTGTTGACGCCAATGTCGGTACCGGGCACTTCAGGCATGGCGCCGAACTTGGTCTTGATGTCGACGCCGGGGATCTTGTTCAGCATCTCGATCAGGCTGTTGATCGACTTGTGAAAGATCGCGACGATGCCGTCCCAAGCGGCCTTGGCCATGCCACTCCAGCCGCCCATGGACGTGAACCAGTCAGAGAGTGCTTGGAGCTGCGCGCTGACCCACTTGAACGCCTCGGTGTTCATCAGCGCAGACGTCCAGTCATCCCAGTAGTAAATGGCGACGGCGACCAGCGCGATCAGAGCGGCGATCCCCATCACGACTACGCCGATAGGGTTGGCCGTCAGAGCAACGTTGACCAGCCAGATCGCGCCCTGCCACAGCAGCATGGCGGCGCGAATGATCCCCATCGTGGTGTAGAGAATCGTCAGGCCCGCGACATACAGCGCGATCACTGCCACCTGCAGGACGAAGCCGGCCACGGCGCGCAGATTGAGCAGCTGCACCACTTTCCAGACCGTCACCATGGCCATCCACGCCATCCGGCCGGCACCGACGGCAAACGTCAGCAGGGACATGGCGGCGATGAGCGCCAGGATCGTCAACGAGACGATGCCGATCACCCGCGTGATGTTGGGGAACATCTGAGTCCAGCGCGTCATGGTTCCGGCAATGCCGGACAGCTTGGCCATCAGCGGCGTCAGGATGGGGATCAATGCCTGGCCGAAGGCGATGCGCAGCGCTTCGACCGCTGCCGCAAATTGTTGCCACGGGTCGACCATGGCTTTGGCCATGGTCTCGGCGTCCTCGAGGCCGCGCACCTTGCCCAACTTATCCATGCCGTTGCGCAGCCTATCGGTGTCCTTGGCCAGGGACGTGATCACCTGCGCACCCTCCCCGCCGAACGCCTCCATCAGTTTGGTGTTGGCCGACGCGCTGGTCAGGTCGCCCAGTTTGCCCTGCAGCTTTTCCATGATCTGCAGCATGGGCAACGCCTTTCCGTTGGAGTCCGTGAACTTCATCCCCATCTTTTCGGAGGCGGCGCCCAGGTTCTCGAAGAACGCCTTGTAACGGCCGCCGGCATCGCCGCCTTCCATGGTGCTGCTCAGCGAGCCGATCACCGCAAACTGCTCGGCGATGTCCACGCCGGCGGCGGTGGCGATCGAGCCCACTTCCTTGAACGCGTCCTTGAGTTGGGCACCGTCGGTTCGGAACAGTTGAACCGCGAGGGCCGTCTGCCCGCCCAGCTTTTCAACCCATTCGCCCTTGCCCATGGCGTCCGCCTGGCCCTTGAACAGGTTGTACATGGTGCCCACATAGGCGCCCATCGTTTCGGCGTCGGACTTGGTGGCCTTGGCCAACAGGTTGCTGGTGTTGGTGAAGGTGGCTAACTGGTTGCCGGTCAGGCCCTTGATAGCGCCCTCGATGGTGTACGCCGAGGCGACGAAATCCCGGGCGTTCTCGCCATAGGCCACCGAGAACTCCAGAGATTTTTGATTCAGCGCCGTGAGCGCGTCCTCAGCCACGCCCAAGGATTTGACCTCGCCCAGGGCGCGGTTCATTTCCAGCGCAGGTTGCAGCGATTCGTTGATACCGACGAAAGCGCCCGTCACACCGGCCAAGCCCATGCCCATCGTTTTGATGTTCTTTTCGCTTTGCTCGGCAAGGTCGGAAAAACCCGTTTTCACCTTGCCCAACGGTGCAGTGACCTTGTCGGTCAGGGCCAGGATGAAGTCCAGGCGGGCGCTACGGTCGGCCATGTGTGTCCTATCCGTTCAGCGCGTGGGCGATGCCGTTGGCTACAGCAAATTCCATGCGCTTCCAGTGTTCGTCTTCCAGCCACTTGGCCGTGCCCATGTTCTCGATGGTGGGCTCGGCGCCAGGCAGCCAACGGTTGGTCAGGGCCATCAGTTGGCCCAGCCCGTCCTCGGTCAGGCGGTCAGCGTGCTCAAGGGCTTTTTTACGATGATCCCGATGTCAGGGGCGTACTCCTCGAGCAGCGCGCCGGCGATCTGCATGGTGTTAACCGGGTTAACCATCAGCTCGCGCAGATCAGCCTTCTGCGCCGGCAGCACGGTAGTGCTCAGCAAGTTGAAGGACGGCGCGACCTTGTTGTTGGCGGTCATGGCGTTGAAGTACTTGGTCACGTCCTGGGGCGTCAGGTTGAAGGCGAATTCTTTCTCGCCGATTTCCAGGGTAATTTCGCGGGATTGGATCTGGCTCATATTCATGTCCGTTTTGGTGGTTGGGTTAAAGGGGTGATTCGGGTCAGCGCAGGCACACCTGGCTGACGTAGTCCTGCAGGCCCAGGATCATTTGCTTGCTGAGGGCAAGCTGATCTCTGAGGGTGAAATAATCCGGTCGAGCGTCTGCTGCGAGTTCGGCGGTGCTTGCATCAGCCACGCCGCCGGCGCCGGTGGCGTTTGACGGGGTGCTGCAGGTGGCTTTGACGCGCAGCCGCTGACGGCCATCGGCAACGTCAAGGCGCAAAGCATCGATTTCAGTGCGTGCATCGTTCAGTTCCTGGGTACGGTTACGGTCGATCGCGTCTCGGGCGGCGATCATTTCGCCGCTGATTCGGGCCGCTTCACGCAGGCCGCTGGCTTCGTACTGGGCGGCATCTCGCTCTGCCCGTGCGCTATCACGCTGCCCTTGCAGGATGTCGAATCCGATGTAGGCCAGCAGGCACACCAACAGCGGAAACAGGATCTCGCGCAGCATCACAAACCCTCCGCGCACATGGCCGCTTCGGCTCGCCGGCGAGCGTGCAGCCCAGGCACAAACTGCTTGCGGCCTTGGGCATCGGTGACCGATGACCACACCGGTGTTTTGCCATCCGGCGCCCAGGCCAACGCCTTGCAACCCTCGGCAATACGGCCGGCATTGATCAGGCCGACGGCTCGACTGGCGCAGGTACTGGGCACACCGAAGTTGTGGCCATGGCTGCTCAGGGCGTCGAAAGTCTTCTGGCCGATCGCCTGATTGCTCAGGCAGTCCGCCAGAGCCAACTGGCCTTTCTCGACCACCAGTTGCTCCACCTCGGAACAGCGTGCCGGCGACCAGTAGTCACCAACGATCAGCGGATACGGACTGGTGTAACGAGTGATGCCCTTGCACACCGTAGGCAGACCACGGGCCAACTTATCGGCGTACACGACGTTCTGACCGTTGCCTTCCCACTTGCCCAGGAACGCGAGCAAAGGCGCGCTGGCCAGCACGATGACGCCGGTGGCGATCTTGTTGCGCAGGCTCATGGGAACAGGATCCTGAGCAAAGCCGGCCCGACCATCTGCGCAACTACGCCCAGGACAGTCAGCACGGCGAGCATGCGGGTCACCTTGGTGCCGATGTCGGACACGGTGGCAGTCAGTTCGCGCTGGCCGTTATTCAGATCCGAGAGCTGGACGGCCATGTGTTCGAACTCGCCCTCCAATCGTGTAACCCGCGTCGGCACGGTTTCATGGCGTTCTTCAAGATCGCTGACACGGTGCTCAAGCACAGCAAAGCGGCTCTCCAGACTGGCTTTCGGCGTGGCGCGAGCGTTCATCGGCGCGGTCCTTGTTCGACTAAGGTTTGGCATGGCACGCAGCGGGTCATACCGCCCAGCGCCTGGCGTTTTTCCGGGATCGGTTTATCGCAGTCTTCGCAGTGAGTAAGGCTTGGCCCGCTCGGCAGCGCACGGGCTAACTGGGCGGCGATCGCCTGATCACGCTGGCGTTGCTCCAGCGCCTGGGCACGGTCGAACGGGCAGACCATCAGCGCAGGCCCTCGATCTCGGCCGCAGCCAGGTACGGCACACCGTTGATGCGCACGAAGTCCGGACTGGAAACGTCGAACGGCACCTTGTGCTTGGTTTTCTCGCCGCCTTTCGGGTCGACGCTGAGCAGGCTGGACACCTTCAACTTGCAGCCGAAGGCCTCGATGCGAAGTTCCTCGTCGCCGGCTTTGGCGAAGAACACCGAGTCAAAAGGCTCCAACTGGCGGAAGCTGCCGGCAGAGCGTGCCGCCTCGATCAGCAGGTTGAAGTTGTTGGTGTCGAACTCGAACTCGCCACTGGCAGACACATCGCCGTCAACGGTGCCGTTGGGCACGCCACGGGTTTGCGCCACGGCTGTGTTGTCGGTGATATCCAGGGTGCAGCTTTCGACATGGATCTGCAGATCGCCCAGGTTGATGTCGAAGTTTTTACCGCCAATACGGGACATAAGGGTTACTCCGAATCTTCGCTAGAAAGGTCGAGGGCGATGTTCGCCGTGAGGTCTTTCGGGCAGTTGAGCGGCCGTATCTTGATGTAGATCTCAACCTTGGTTTTGCTGTGCCACACCAGCACGATGTCGCCGTCCTTCGGCGATTCGATCTCGCCCGGGAACACCTCACCGGCGAAGGTCGTGGACTTGGCCATCTGGCGCAGCGGCTTCATGAATGCGCTGATAGCGGCAGCCATGCTGTTGGGCGAGTTGTTCAAGCGACGATCACCCACACGGCGGATCAGCAGCGGACGAACTTGGCGAGCGGCCTTGTCGGCCAGGCGCAGGTACTCGACCACCTGAAAGTCACTGGCAGGCGCATCGAGCATGTTGCCGTCGCCCCAGAACACGCCCGGGTAATCGGCATAGGTTTGCGACACGGAGAAACGTGCGGCATCCAGCTCGGCGCGAATGGCGGACGGCAACGGCACGCCTTCCTTGTCGACGGGAACGGGGCCCAGGCCCAGCAGAGCACCAGACGCCACGCGCATCGGACTATCGGCAATGCTCACGGCGGCGTTGGCCAGTCGGCCAGCCAGCACGCCCAGGTCATTGCCGTGCAACTGCGGCACGACCAGGACACGCGGCGCAGCCAGATCGGCGGTGATTGCCTTCTGCTCGATCAGGTATTCCGCCCAGGTCTGCTGCACAGTGATGCCGGCACTTGCCGCCATGACAAAAGCGCGACGGCCGAAGGTGTTGTTCAGTCCGATCGCCGCGTCATGCATGACCGACAGTTCATTGCCGGCTTCAACTGGCGTGGTAATCACCACCGCCTCGACGGAAAAGCCTTTCTGCTGGGCGTTGGTCAGTGCTTCGGACCAGTTACCATCGGCCGCGATCGGAGCCGCCAGGCACGCCCAGCGATCGCCGCCATTGAGACGTGCTGCAGTGATCTGGGTTTTCAGATCACTGGCCGGAATACCCAGCGAACCGTCGAGGTCGCTGTCGGTATTAAGTGCGAGCAACTGGCCGACGTTTTTGGCGGCGCTGCCGATGAAAAGGAAATAGCGTTCGATCTCAGTCACGGCACCCTGGCCGAGATTGAGGTTGTTTACGCTGACTTTGCCGAGTGCCATGCAGTGCCTCGTTAGCGGGGTGAATTAAGGATTTGTTCGAGCACCTGGTTCAGCAGCAAGCCAGTGTCTCGTTCGGTGCTGACGCCGATGAACTGGCGCTTGGGCAGGGTGATTTCCCAGCTCTGCGCGCCACTGCTCTCGGCTTTTTCATCGTCCAAGATGCGGATCAGCAGCCCCGCCTTGGCGTAGTTCACATGCTCTTGAATCCATGCCACGGACGGACGGGTCAGCGACTTTTTGCCCTCCTGGCGAACCTTGAAGCCCAATCGGCGTAGACGCTTCGCCTGCTTTTCGGTCGCTGCCAACCCCTCCGGAACCTTGTTCCACCGTTTCATCTGCGCGGCGGTGCGGCGTTCGCTGACACCGTTGTGTTGCTGCGCCGCGACCCAACTGGTCAGGGCGTTTTTCCAGCCCAGCACGGCTTCGTCAGGGCTGACACGGGTGACCTGCATCAGCTTGGCCAACCCCGCCTCCATCTTTTTCTTGCCCTTTCCCGAACCTTTGCGTGCCTCAAAGGGCGAACCGTCCAGGTTCTGCTGGTCGCGCACACGCTTGCGGCTCATCGATCGCACGCGCTTGGAGACGTTGTTCAGCAGACGCCGGCGCAGTTGCGGCGGCAGACTCAGTAGCGCCATTTGCTCGCGCACGCCGAGGTAGCCCCGGACGTCGAGCTCGAACGTGCTAGGCCCGGCCACGGCTCGACACCTCGCCGTGTTCGGCGACCCATAGGTCAAACGGGATGAACGACCAGGTCTTACCAAAGCCCTCGATTTCGCCCTCCGGATCCTCGGCCAGATATTGCGGCTCGATGAATTCAAGGGTGATGTCGACGTCGGCTAAATCGCTGTCGAGCATGGTGATGTCGAACTTCGCCGCCGGCAGTTCGTCCCGCTCCTGGTCGTTGCCCTCGAGCCAACTGCCCACCAACGCCATCAGACGCCCCGGGTGATCGGCGAAACGCTCCAGCGCGATCGTGGCGCTGTAGCGCATGTCACCCATGCGCATGCCGCCGACGTCGGGTTTCCAGATCAGTTCGAGATTCACCTGGTTGGTCCAGCTGTCGAGCTGCTCGGACTCGACCAGGCGGCGCTCGATCAGGTAGGCGGTCAGGGCGCGAAGCTTGATCACAGGAGTGCCGCCGTGATGCGGCCACGGCCCTGTAGCGAGCGGACGGCCTGCTGACTGAACTCGAGGAATGTTTCCTTGCGCTCGGGGGCTTCCTTGCCCAGGTTCTCGGCACTTTCGCGACGGATGATCGAGGCGAATTCCGGCAGTAAGCTGGCCTTGGCGCGGCAATACACGGCGCGCTTGTACGTCTCAGCTTGAAAGGTGCGCTCTGGCAGGACGGTGGTGTCTGCAGATTCAACGCGTGACACTCCAGCGCCCTGCCAGCGCGCTTTTAACTTGGCGAGGTCACTGTTGACCTCAGTCATGGCTGTAGCCAGGTTGATGACCAGCATCTCTACCAGGTGCTCCGCCGGCAGGCGGTAACCCTTCTGAAACTCGGTCACGGAGAGGTCCGGCCAGAAGCCGTCGTTCTCGATCGCTTGTTCCACAAAGGTGGTGGGTTTCCCGGAAAAGCTCATTGCTGGGCACTCGAATAGGGGCGGGAAAACTGTTTCAGTGGGTCAGGGCCATAAATGGTTGGCTCACATCCACAGTTTCTCGCCGGGGGGGTAGTCGGTTATTCGGCGGCTTGGATAGCCAGTTCTTTTGCGAGCGCCTTGCGAGCGCCCTCCAGGCGTGTGCCTACGCCAATCGCCTCGTACAACTCAGTGGCGCGTTCAAAGTGGCTGATGGCTTTCGTCCACTCCCGGTCGGCCAGAGCGCGAATCCCAAGCAACTTGTGGTACTTGGCCGGGATCTGCTCAGTGAGCTGCCATTCGCCGTCGACACGCGGTAGCAAGTCGCTCACATACGGCTCTGGACTGCGCCCTGCCTTCTGCTCGGCCTCGGCCCACTCGAACACCGCATCAGCCACAAACGTCGGCACGTCGCGCTTGAACCGCTCAGGCATCGGCTGGTTTTGCGCCATGGCGAAGTTGGCCAAGTCCAGGCCAACTTCGAACTGCACCGTGTCGAACAGCCAGACCAAGACCTGCATCACTACCGAGTTCGGGAAACTCAATCCGGAATCGCGGTAGCGCTGCACGTAGTCCAAGTACTTGGGCAGCAGCTCGTCACGCTTGAGCTGCTGACGCAGTTCGCGGCTGTTGATCGCGCTGACGCGCTCCAGATCCTGGGCCAACGCGTCTTCCATCAGCTTCAGGTGTTTCTTGGCGTTGGCGGGGCTGGACAGCGCGGTGGCGGATGAATACACCACCGCTTCGGCACCGGCGCGTGCAGCAGCTGCAGGGCCTTCGGCTTGAACGCGGCGCTTGTGCGCCAGTGCCAGGCTCATCAGATCAACTCCACGTTTTCAGCGGCCGCGAACTTCTCCAGCTGCTCGATCACGTAGCCTTCGTTGCGGCCGTTGTAATCCTCGACGCGGGAGCGTTTCGGGTTCTCGAGCAGGTGACGGCGCCAGCTGCTGTCCTGGAAGTAAATCGACAGGTTGTCCCAACTGGTGACGACCACGGCGTTGACCGGGAAGTGCGGTACGGTGAAGGTCGGCAGACCGCCGTAGGTCGCAATGACCTGCGCGCTTTCGATGCGTTCTTTCTCGGTGGGTTTACCGGCCTGGCTGGAATACAGTTTGGCCTTGTCGGCTGCCAACAGGTCGCTGCCCACGATCGCCACCAGGTCACCGCCATCGCGGAACACCGAGCTGATCATCTGCTTGGTGTCGTGCACCAGGGCGTCGAGGTTTTCGTAATCGCCGCCGGCGCCGAGGGTGATTTTCCCGTCGGCTGCGCCTTCGTGAAGCACCTGCTCAGGAATCTGCTCACGCGCCAGTTGCAGCCAGCCTTTGTTGACGTCCTGCAACATCGGGTGGGTGCCGAGATCGGTCTGGATCGCGGCGGTAACGCCGTGCCAGCCGATCATGATTCGGTCCAGGGCAATTTGCTTCTGCACCGCCGCCGAGTAGCGATCGGCGAAGTCTGGGAATTTAGCCCAGCTGTCGATCTTGGCGAACGGCAGGCCTACATCGGACTCAGTCGCGTAGAGCTCGTAGCCCAAACCGTTGAGGTCGGAAACGTCCTTGGCTTCGCGGTCGGTGGTCTTGGTGTTGGTGCGACTGGTCACCGGACCGTTCACACCGAACATGACCTTCTGACCCTTGATTTCGGTCACCGGCACGACGTTGATGCGCTCGAGGAAATCGGCACGTTCGGTGATCTTGTCGTTCAGTTCTTGAGCGATGCTCGGCTCGACGTTGAACTGTCGGGTGACGTCGACGCTGTAGGTTTCACCGATCGCTTCACGCAGAGCGGCGTACTGCTTTAAAGCACGATTGGACAGAGATTGTTGGCTCATATCACAGCACCCGTGTTTTGGTGCCGGCTGGGCCGGTAGTGCGTGGAACTTGTCGAGTTTTAACCGTGTTGAACGCCTTGTTCAGCATCTTCTCGATGTTGGCCAAACGCTTATCGGTGTTGCCGTTACGAGCAAACTCACGATCGGCAGCGGCTTGCTCGACGATGTCGGAAACAGCGGTTTGAACATCGTCGACTTCGTCAACGATCGGATCCGTGACTTCTTCAGTGACGGGCTCGATCACAGTCTGAATGCCTGCGGCAACGAGCAGTAATTGCTCCAGCAGTGCTTTCAGCGCCTTGGCTGTAGCTTCATCCATTGGGGTTGTGCTCTCGGTAGGGGTTTGCGGGGATGCGGGGGTTTCTTCGATACCGAAGCGCTTGAACAGCCCGGTGAACATGCCCAGTAGCTTGGTCAATTCGCTTTGGGGCTGGTCATCGCGCAACGGGCCGAGCTCGAGGGAGGCAGCGAAATAAGCGGTCTTGCTCGTCTTCTTCGAGAAGTAGAGTTCTTGGGTGCCGAGGCTGGCGGGCTCGTCAGTCACCGCAAGGCCGGTCAGATAGGCTTTGCCGGTATTTGCGAAGTTGGGAGTGATCTCGATGCTGGTAAACAGTTTTTCGCCCTGGTCGTTAAGCCAAAGCAGCTTGTCGTTGGGCTTCAACTGCGCTTCTAGAGCGATCTGACCTGGAACTAGGTCGTCGCCCTCTTCCACCAGACGCACCGCGTAAACAGTGCCGTGGGAGCCGTACCAACGTTCGTGCTCGCACCAGATCACCGCCGTGTAAGTAGCAGCTTTATAGGTCTCAGCGATATCGCGCAGTTCCTGGGGAAGGATCTCGCGGCCATCTACGGTCGGGCCGCTGGTGGCGACACGTTTCCAGAACGAAACAAGGGAACGGGGCATGGGCGTTAACTGCGCTCAATCGGTGATTTGAGCCGCCACGATAGGGAGCCAACGCGCCCCAAACAAACGGTTCAATTGCGCGTTTCTCCTATATCCGTGATCTAGGTGAAACGCGGAATTTAACCCCGCGTTTTCACTGTTTTCGCCGCATAGACTGCGGCCATGCCATACGCCCCCGAACTAAAAGAAGCCGCCAAACGCCTGTATCTGCGCCGCTGCAAGCCGCGTGAAATTCAGGCGCAATTGTCCCTGCCCAACATCCGGATCGTTTACTACTGGATCCGCCAGGGCGAGTGGGACGACATGCTGTCGGACGAAGAACCGCTGACCGCCGTCGGCCGGCGAATCACCCTCCTCCTGGACAAAACCACGTCGCTGACCAAGGCCGATCTGGACGAGCTCGACCGATTGACCACCGTTCGCGAACGGCTGTTGAAGCAATCGGCGAAACCGGCACCGGCGCCGATCGGTGATCCGCCGGCGGACGATCGCCAGCGCCAAGATAATCAACGCAGTGAACGTCGGGACAGAGGCGATCGCAGCGACAAGGGCGGAAAAAAACGAGAGAAGAAGGCCAAAAACGAAGTCGGTGACCTGAGGGAAGTGGACTTTCTCGACAAGTTCATCAGCAAAATGTACGGCTATCAGAAAGAGCTATTCGCCGCCAAACAGAACCCGCTGACAGCGCGGATCCGCAACATCCTGAAAAGCCGTCAGGTCGGCCTGACTTATTACTTCGCCGGCGAAGCGTTCATGGACGCCGTGCTCACCGGTGACAACCAGATCTTCCTGTCGGCCAGCCGAGCCCAATCGGAGATTTTCCGTAGCTACATCGTGTCGTTCGCCCAAGAGTGGTTCGGCCTCGAGCTGACCGGCAACCCGATCGTGCTGAGCAAAGACGGCAAGCCATGGGCCGAGCTGCGCTTTCTCAGCACCAACAGCAGCACTGCCCAGGGGCACCATGGCCACGTCTACGTCGACGAGTACTTCTGGATCCGCGACTTCGAGAAACTGAACACCGTCGCCAGCGCCATGGCGACCCACAAGAAATGGCGCAAAACCTACTTTTCAACGCCCAGCGCCGTATCGCATCAGGCGTACCCGTTCTGGACTGGCGAGAAATTCCGCAACAGCAAACGCAAAAACGCCAAAGACCCATGGCCTAGCGAAGCCCAAGCAGCGGCTGGCTCACTTTGTCCGGACGGGCAATGGCGCAAGGTCATCACCATCCTCGACGCCATTGCCGGCGGCTGCGATCTGTTCGACCTCGAGCAGCTGCAGCTGGAGTACGACGAGGACAAGTTTCAGCAGCTGTTCATGTGCAAGTTCATCGACAGCACGCAAAGCGCCTTTTCCCTGGTCGACTTGGAGCGCTGCTACTCCGACCTGTCGTTGTGGACCGACTACGACCCTGACGATCCGCGCCCATTCGGCAACAGCCCCGTGTGGATAGGCTACGACCCGAGCCGCACCCGCGACGATGCAAGCTGCGTGGTCATTGCCCCGCCGCTCGAGGACGGCGGCAAGTTCCGGATCCTGGAGAAACACAGCTGGCGTGGGCAGTCGTTCAAGTACCAGGCCGAGCAGGTCAAGAAACTCACAGAGCGCTTCAACGTGCAGCACATCGGCATCGACACCACCGGCATCGGTTACGGCGTGTTCGACCTGGTGCGCGATTTTTACCCGCGTGCGACCTCGATCCACTACAGCCTCGAAACCAAAAACACCTTGGTGCTCAAAGCGCAGGACACGATTCAGGGCAGCAGGATCGAGTGGGACGCCGGCTGGAATGACATCGCGCAGGCCTTCCTGACGATCAAGCGTGGCACCACCGGCGGTGGCCAAGTCACGTACAGCGCGTCGCGCACTGACGCCTCCGGACATGCCGATATAGCCTGGGCCATCATGCACGCCTTAGCCCACGAACCTCTCAACACCAACAAACAGCGGCGTAGCCGCTACACACTCAGCGGACCAAGCACCCATGGGCAAACCAGCAATAAACCAGCCGCAAAAACCAGTACCAGGTCCGATGCGGGCGTTTTCATTCGGTGCACCGGAACAGGTTTTGACCGAGAACATCGGGCATTACCTGGGCGTGTTCGCCACCCACGACGGCCAGACCTACACGCCGCCGGTGTCACGCCAAGGCCTGGCCAAACTGCTACGCGCCAACGCTCACCACGGCGCCATTCCCGGGTTCAAGCGCAACCTGCTGCTACGTGAGTTTATTGCCTCAGATGGCTGTTCGGTCCAGACCATGAGCAGAGCCGGGTTGGATTTCATGGTTTTTGGCGAGGCTTACTTTCTGCGCAATCGCAATGCGTTCGGCCAAGTGCTGGAAATGGAACACCTGCCAACTATCAACATGCGGGTCAGGGTTGGTGGCGGGTTTGTGATGCTGCTGCCGGACGGCAAGAAAGTGGAGTTCGAAGAGGATGAAGTCGAGCACGTCATGAACTACGACGTGGAACAGAACATTTACGGCGTGCCCGACTACCTGGGCGGCATGCAGGCGCTGTTGCTCAATGAGGCCGCTACCCTATTCCGCCGCCGCTACTACAGCAACGGCGCGCACGCGGGTTACATCTTCTACACCAACGATCCGAACCTGAGCGAGAAGGACGAAGAGTCCCTGCGCGATCAAATCAGCGCGAGCAAGGGTGTGGGCAACTTCCGATCGATGTTCGTGAACATCCCCGGCGGCGCCGAGAAGGCCATCCAGATCATCCCGGTGGGGGATTTTCAGGCCAAGGACGAGCTGGAGAAGGTCAAGAACATTACCCGAAACGACGTGATCGCCGCGTGGCGCATGAACCCCGCGTTGGCCGGCATCATCCCTGAAAACAGCGCTGGCTTTGGCGACATCGAAAAGATCGATCGCGTGTACACCAGTAACGAGATTCGGCCGATCTGCCAGCTGTTCAACCAGGTCAATGACAGCCTGCGGGAAGACAGGAGAATTAGCTGGAGGACTCCAGAGAAAGAAGCAAAAACCACTGACTAAATACACAGTAGTAGGTGATTATCACCATAGGTAACGGCATAATGATGGCTCTAAAACCCTGGGGAGGGAAACATGCGAATTTACTGCACTGCCTGCGACTACAAAGGACGTATCAGTTCACGGGAGGAAATTACTCGTGGCTATGTGAAGCTCTACTGCCAGTGCCTGGACGCGAAGTGCGGGCACACTTGGGTATCCGAACTTACATTCAAACATTCCTTGAGACTTCCAGCCCAACATCTCGACACAATCCTTCTAGAGAGAATCAGAAGTTTGCCGGCGGATCAGCAGCAAGAACTGTTCCTGCAGGTCGGTTCCTCGCAATCAAGCTGACCCAAGTACCCTGTTCGCAACCTCCCCGGCGCGACCCAGCCCCCCCGTTCTCGTGGCCCCACTGCACATCTCTCAACACCCACACCGGAATGCCTGCAGCGCAGGCATATAAGCCGCCTACACGATCTCACCTGACACCCACAACTCTGGCGCGGCGGAACCCGAGCAGCGGCCGGTGGTCTGACAATTTCGCCCCAAAAATCTCCGCCGCGCCGCCCAATCGTGCCCGCGACCGCCGCTCGCAAATTTCAATTGCACCTCGGCGCGCCCGATTACTGCTTTTGACGCCTGATGGATCCACGGCACTGGGGTGCCGGGTATCCAGCACCGGGTGCAGGGCACTGCCCTGCCGCTGTGCGGGCGCGTAGCCCGCGATCCTCATTAAAAGCTGAGCGCAGCGAACTGAGCCCTTGGGCGAAGGCATCATCTTGTACCCAACACACCGCCCCTGTGGACACCTCGGAAGCCTCTTTTTATACCCACCGGGGGTGCTGAAGGGGGTATAAAATTCCATTTAATTCAAAGGCTTTCTGGTTGCCCCGTTTGCGCGCCGGCGGCGCGGCTAAATCGCGCTGTAAAGGAGACGTACACACGGCCGATTGCCGCCATGGCGATGCACGGCGGAAGGTTGAGTGCTGAGATAGGGTGTTTTCTTGACTGCCAGACGTAGCCTGGCCTCGCAGGGGTTGCGATCGTTTCGGAGGGCTAGGTGTCTTTCTTGACCTGGATGCTGCGCATCAGGCGCGCCAGAGATTCGTCCACGCCACCAGGCCTACTGTCGGGTGTCTGGGAAGCCCTAACACGACCGGGTGAATTGACCTGCTCTGGCATCTCCCCTTGGCTGTGAGCCACTTTGCGTGCCTCACTACGTTCCCAGTTGGTACGTGACGTCTCGCGCCGTAAGGCTTCCAGAGACGCCTTCTCCTGACGCGCTAGGCGAAGCCCGCTGATGTCACGCAGCTCCTTTTCACGCTTCTTCAGTGCGGCCTTTTTCGCCCGATGCCAGAGGTACCGTACACCGAGGTCAGCAAAGAACTTTTCAGTGAATCGCACCAGGACACGAGTTCGCACCAGATTAAGTCCAGCTTCGTCCTTTTCATCCAAGCGAATTTTCTCCACGCGCCGGTAAACATAGTCGGCCAGTTCCATGCTGTGCAGCAGGCGATTGAAGGACGCAGCAGAGACCCCGCTATCCTCTGCGACACCGCACTGGGTGTTGAGGAAAAACTGCCCCCGCTCGACGTCGAGCCACCCCATAACGCCTGTCGCCAGATCTAGGCGTACAAGCATCTGCTCGGCAACCTTAGCCAGCGCATCGAATTTCTCAGAGCGGGTACGGCGGCCACCATGAATGGTGTCCAGATCACGTAGATACATACCGCGCAGGTCGCCGATTTGGCTCAGGCGCTTGAACGCCATCCGCAGAAGGGGGTTTTTGAGCTGCTGGCCAGTCAACCGGCGAGGAGCGGAATACCGGGGTGCGCGAGCAGGCGCTCGCAGAGCCGCGTGGGGATCTTTCTTGTCGCGATGCACAGCAGTAGGTCGGCCCTTTCTGGGGCCGGCCTTGCGGTCGCTCGTTCGCGATTTGATGTCCTTATCCGGCTGAGTCACAGGCGGGTATTCACCTGTTGCGGGATAGGTTTCTGGTGCTGCTCGAGCAGCACGTCTTCGGCACGCGAGCGAAGCTCACAGCACCGCGCTTCGACTGACCGGAGCCTATCGACAAAGCTAGGTAGCTTGTCGATGTCTTGGAGGTCGATATGACCGTCTGCAAGGATCTCGCTGCCCAAAGCTACTGTATCGCCCAGCCTGGCCACGAGCAGGCCAAACGCACACAGCGGATTACCGTCACCTTCCTGCTCGCGTGCGCCAGTCAGACCGTGACGACTGGCAAGCTCATTGATGCAATCGTCTTTGAATTCGCCGTCAAGAGCTTCTACCCAAGCCTCTTCAAGCCAGCACGGCAAATCTACCTCACCGTTAAGCCAGCGGCCAACGCGACGCAGCCAGGCCCCTGATGCTTTCAGAAACACCGGCGCGTCGTTGCCCTTGGCAAGCTCATCGAAATCGGGCACGTCCTTACTAGCAGCCTTGTCTGGAACGATGCGATGCAGGTTACTGCTCAGTAACTGGGCAAAGTCGTCCTGGCTGAAACCGGTGCGCGCGATCATCTCAACGGCATGAGCAATAAGTACTTGATCACGGGAAATGGACTGCTGTCCGTGTGTGGACGTGGTCAAGGCTGCTTACCGCATTTAGGCTGCCCCAACGCTTTTTCGTGGCCGGACTTAAAGCCATCGGGCGACGCCGAGTGTTCCTGGCAAGGAAACGGGCGGGTCTCCCGGGCTGCGCAAGTACCGTCGTCACCGATCGTTACGATGATGTTTCGCTGAGCTCTTAGAGCTTTCGCTATCGACGCCGGTTTCACACCGAGCGCACGCGCTACCGGCGCCTGACCCATCCGTTGCACTAAATCACTAAGGGACATCTCTTCCATGTCATACACCTAAGATTGATGAATGACCGGAAGATTAACCGCTAACATATTTTTTATCAATGCCTGCGGCTAATCTTATGTGTTAGCCAGCGGCTTATACTTCGACAATGACTAAGAAAAAGCCCATCGCCCCTGCCCTATTTGCGGAATGCCAAGCAGCCCACGAGCTCTATCTTTCTAAGAAGAACGCTCTCAAGCTGAATCAACGGAAGATTGCCGATGCCGCAGGCATAACACCGGTTTCGGTGAACCATTATTTGAAGGGTATAAATGCGCTCAATGCCCGCTTTGCTTCGGTGCTGGCGAAGCTGCTAAATGAGCCGGTCGAGAGCTTCAGTCCACGCCTTGCTGCCGAAATCGAGGGGATGGCGGCTACAAGTGGTCATTCCAACATTTCTCCAATGCTGCAACCTCACCGAGAGGCCCGGGAATATCCATTGATCTCATGGGTTGCCGCCGGCGAGCAGATTGAATCTTCCGTCTGCTATCCGACCGGAATTGCAGACGATTGGCTGTCGTCTACGGAGAACGCAGGGCCACGTGGGTATTGGCTCAAGGTCAAGGGAAAGTCGATGACATCGGACACCCCGCCTAGCTTCCCGGAAGGCACTCCGATATTGATTCGCCCTGAAGGCTTTGACCTCATCAGCGGCAAGTTCTACATCGCCCGCCACACCGTGAGCGGCGAAACCACCTTCAAGCAATACAATCTAGATGCTGGGGTAGGCTACTTGGTGCCACTCAATCCAGAGTACAAGGCGGTAGCTCTGGACGGTACTTGGGAAATTATCGGCCGTGCGATCGATGCGAAAATCACCGGCATGTAACGTCGTTGATAACCCACCGGCGTGCCTTAAAGCATTCCGATCAGCTTCGCAGCTCATCCTCTAGCCTTGCGTGGACATAACTTGCCTGCATCGCCTTGAGCTGATCCAGGCGGGGCACTGTGCACCACGATATGACCTTGGCCAATTTTGAAGTTCTTCATTACAGCGATGCACACGTTCCACGCCTCGCGTGCAACAGCATCGCCGGTTTCGACCACATTGCCCTGGTCATCGATAATCGCTAGACGTGCAGGACGCCCGTCGGCTGTGCTGAATTGATAACCGCTGCTGACATTGGCACTGATACGGCCAAGCTCCAGCGTGCCTGTCTTGGGGATCCCGATCATGGTCTTACCCCTACTTCAATACCTACAGAGCACTTGTTCACGATCAAAGCGATCGTACTGGCGTGGAGATCACGGCGACTTTGGGCTGTGTGTATCGCGCTCCAGTTTTCTTTTGCAATTGCGGCATCGAGTTCCGCGTTTGCACTCCGATACCCCTCAATACTTTGACTGAACAGTCGTTTCGTATTTGGCTCCAGGATGGAAATGGTCAACTGCCCATCGGCGTCTGGAGTGATTCTCGGATCGTTGCAAAGAGCAAGCTCCTCAAGAAGGCGCGCAATTCGTTCGGCAACGTGATCAGTTTTCGGGATGGTCAAACTGTTTACAGTGCTACCCAGTCTGACCTGTACAGATACATCTTCTAAGCCCTGCTCAATGGCAACAATGGCCGTCGCGCAGCAGCGTCCGTCTTCTGCAAAAAAATGGTGCGAAAAGGTGCCGTTCTGAGTGACCTGGTCTGATAACTGAGCGCGCGCATGCGGCGAAAGGCAAAGGGCGTACATCGTGTAAACCTCCAAAGCGATCAGGGCACCGCAACGCAATACCCTGAACTGATGGAGACAAATTAGCCTCAGGCTAATTTTATGTCAAACACCTGCGGCATATTTTTTGTCTTTTGTTAGCCGCTGGATAATCAGAAGGGGTGATGATTGGTCCAGCTCAATTGCGCAATCCCGTCGCCTAGGTGCTTCAAGCGCACGCCTTCCTCGTTATTCAATTCCTCTAGAAGTCGATCCCAGTCAGCGGAGCGCTCGCCGGATAATCGCCGTATTAACGTTCGCCGCAGGACTTGGGCGGAGGCACTGTTGACCTGTCGGTAAATACGGCATGCAAGTTGGTCGAATGGGGTCGACGGCTGCATTGGAAAAACGCGGTTTTGCTGAAGCACAAAAGCATCCTGCTACTGCTGTATATCCAGACAGTATATAGTAAATGTAGCTTTGCTAATATTTGGCCTAATCCCAGTCCTCACTCGCCACCCAATCGCCTGTTTTCCGATGGATCCGAAGCAGACGGTGCTGTCCCGTACGCGAGAGAAGCTGCACATCAATGAACTGACCTTCGCGGTCGGTTGCGTCCACACCCCGCATGAAAATGACAATTCGACTGAATGTGTCCATGACCAACTGCCTGACGCTTTCTCTTGCCCCGTAATCTCCCGCTTCCACTTGGACAGACAGATCCGCCCATCGCTCTGCCTGGGCTGGTTGAGCAGCCCCTGCGGATATTGAGCTCACCTCATACTCCAGTGTTGAAACGCTTTGTTCAGCATCTCTAAGTTGTGATTCCAACTCCCTTGCCTTACGGACAAACGCCAGAGGGGCGGCGCCACTCTCATCTGCTAAAAGCGCATCAGTTACCTTGCCTAACTGACCTGTGATCTTCGCAACAGCCGCCCTTGCATCCACAAGCTGACGATGGACAGCCTGGCCATCATCGCTTGGTTGCATAAGTCGCTGGAGGTTGAGCTGATCCGTGCAGAACTTGAGTAACGCTTGCTCGATTGGGACAACGCTGCAGCTTCCACCGGCGGAGCACCCGCCGTTTTTACTGTAGGAAGTGCAGTGCAACCTGCGATTGCCGTCTGCAATACTTCCATCCACACGCCTACGCTTCATTATGTTTTGCGCAACTAGCGCTGTACCGCAGTAGCCGCAGTAGGCCAATCCGACCCCGGTGATGATGCCTGGTATCTCCCCCGCTCCTCGACGACGCAACCGTTGGGCAGCAAGGTGCTGCAGATCATTCCATTCTGCATCGGACAGTACACGCGGGTAGTACTCCTCCAACTCGTAATCCTCGCCCTCCAGACTCAACCGTTTGACACCCCGCAGCGCAGGCAACTTGATCGTCCGGTAGATCTGTAATCCGGAGATTCCTCCCTCAGTCAGTTGAAATCCCTCTTCATGCATGATGTTTGCAGCACGGCCGGCACCGAGTCCCAAACGATAAAGCTCAAGCGCCCGCTTTACTGCTGCGACACGCTCTGGGATCAACTCCCATCCCCCATTGGTCAATCGCACCCACTGTGGGTCTTTACCGTTGCGGATCACCCCACGAAACGAACCGGATATCCAACCTTCACATTGACGACGGATTGCGGCTTTGACTCGCTTGCTCTTCGTGTCGGACTCTTCATGCGCCCTGATCATCACCAGGAGCGAATACACCAGGTCCATAGGCTGAGCTTTCAAACCAGCCCTGTTGTACTCGCGGCCGTCGCTTGCGGTAACTACCGTGATACCCGCATTGATAATCTGAGCAAGCTGAGCCTGGGCTTGGATAGGTTCAGCTCGACTAAGACGATCCAGTCCCTCAACGATTAGAACAGAGCCATCGTTGATACGACCGTCCTCCACTGCCCGCAAAAATACCCCTAAAGCGCCTTGCTTCACATGGCGTTGGTGATATGCGGAAAGGCCTTCGTCTCTCAGAGAAAGAGACTCATCTAAAATAAAACCGTTTGATTTAGCCCAGCGCTGAGCATATTGAAGTTGACGGTCAGCACTATTACCCAACGCTTGTTTTGGATCAGAAAATCGAAGATAGCTGTAGACCTTACGCCCCCCTAGTTGCGCATTCATTATGTCGATGCCGCCGGCTTATCATCTTTTGCAGAAACTTTTAATTTTTCTACGAGACTTGAAACGGATTCAAACATAGCGATCATGTGATTTAGATCTCCTGATTTCTGGGGAGTTGGCTCAAGCCACTTAACATCCTCTTCAAGGACCTTCAACATCTGCACCCTCATACCTACGAGATGCTCACCAGAGTTAGAAAACTCTTTAATCGCCAAATAAGACAATAGATATCGATTGAAAACCGATTTCACACGCACTAGATTAAATGAAGAATCAGTAAAACTTTTGTACTGACGCAAAAACCAAGCCGCTAGGAATTCAACAACCAAAAAAGTTAGAGAGCAGGAGACCATCCCCCAAACGGCAAACTTTCCAACCTCATATAGAGAAGTAGTAACTTGCCAAACCACTATGGAGCAAATATAAAAAAATATACCTCGCCACAGATACGTCGTCCCTTTATCTAAAAGCAATGACGCTTTATTTTCAGCGAGATTGATATGAAGATCCAACGAACGGACGAGCGAATTCATGTGGCGCTCAAAGCCAGTCACCTCATGGCTTTGGCTTGAAGGTTTCTCGTCAACTTCGGAAAGAAATTTCGGGGACACAGCATCTTCTATAGAGACGGCATTGTAATAGCGTTGCGGTTCTTTCTTTCTTTTCAATATTGCCCTGAGAACATCCACACCCTCAGCTTTCTTCAACTCGTCCCCTTCAACCTGACGACGTAGTATTTTTTCGTCCAGATCTACAAAACTCTCTTTTCGTGTACCAGATAAAAGTGCCAAAAGAAACACAAGTGCGAGTAGTGAAAGGCTGCCAACAGCCATTGCGGCGACAAGTACACTTCCTTCGAAGAATCTTACTATGCTTGGAAGCGCGGCGATAATCAGAGCACTCCCCATCATAAATCCAGCGAGCATGGTTAACGCGAGTCTGAGTTTATCAACCCAACCCACGAAACTTCGCACTGGAGGTTTAAAAATTTCCTCGTTTAGCTGTTCAAATTTTTTATTGAATCTTTCGCGTTCTTTTTCCAGAGCCTCGCGACTCCATTCGTCGTGATCTTTCACCTCGACGAACTCGTCCTCTTCTGACTTCTCTGTCTCCACCGCGTCACTAATAGGACGCTTTAAGTTACGATCTTCCATGTCCAAACCCCAAAATGATAATCATTGTCAACAAATCTTTTTGCGCATTTTTTGATCAACGTATAGAATCGCGCGCCTCGAAATTTACCCAGGGTATGCCCTGCAGGCTGTGAGTATATGAGTAATAACCCACGTGTAGGGTTTGTATCGCTAGGGTGCCCGAAAGCACTGGTCGACTCCGAGCGCATCCTGACCCAGCTGCGCATGGAAGGCTATGACGTGGTGTCCACCTATCAGGACGCCGACGTGGTCGTGGTCAACACCTGCGGTTTCATCGATTCGGCCAAGGCTGAGTCTTTGGAAGTGATCGGCGAAGCGATCAAGGAAAACGGCAAGGTCATCGTCACCGGTTGCATGGGCGTGGAAGAAGGCAACATCCGCAACGTCCACCCGAGCGTGCTGGCCGTGACCGGTCCGCAGCAGTACGAGCAAGTGGTCAACGCCGTGCACGAAGTCGTGCCGCCGCGTAAGGATCACAACCCGCTGATCGACCTGGTGCCGCCGCAAGGCATCAAGCTGACCCCGCGTCACTACGCGTACCTGAAAATTTCCGAAGGCTGCAACCACAGCTGCTCGTTCTGCATCATCCCGTCGATGCGCGGCAAACTTGTCAGCCGTCCGGTCGGTGATGTGCTCGACGAAGCTCAGCGTCTGGTCAAATCCGGCGTTAAAGAGTTGCTGGTTATTTCGCAAGACACCAGCGCTTACGGCGTTGACGTGAAATACCGCACCGGTTTCTGGAACGGCGCGCCGGTGAAAACCCGCATGACCGAACTCTGCGAA